GTATTGTTCCGCTTTTGCCTTTGGTAAATTACCAACATCAACATAAAAAATTCTTCTTTCCGGCGCTCTTGCTATTCGATATATAACAACAGAATCTTCTAACATCTTTAATTGATTCAGTGGCTTAATAGCTTTATGTAGGAACGAATAAACAAGTCTATTATCAATAGATCTTAAACCTGAAGTTACATGGGATATTGAATCAACAGACATTTTTAAAAGTTTATCAGCACCACCCGATTTAACTTGATTTGATGATTTATCTGATACTAGACCTGATGGGTTATATAGAAAATATTCGGAAATGTCTGTAATTATTTCAGCACCATCATCTCCTTTGCCTTTTGTTACTTCACGAACTTTCTTTATTTTTCTAGGATCTATTAATGTAAATGAAGTTATACCTTTTTTTGGATTGGTAGTATCTATTTTTTTCTCATAATATAACCTACCATCTACATACCATTGTCGGAACATATCGTAGGCATTAAAGTTAAATCCTATCATATTCACGATATTTTCAAACTCTTCCGCAATTTTTTTCTTTATAGCATCAGAGGCTTTTACATCATCTACATTTATATCAATTATTTTTGTTCCCTGGTCAAAACTTATCGCTTCATTGACAATCTCATCTACTGCTATCTCACATTCTGGTTCTTGTGCTATTTGTCTATACCTTGTTACTAGCGCTATTTCGTCTCTTTGACTATCAAGACCTTGTGTTATGTCATAGTAGGAACCTTGGACACCGCCACCTACTACGTTCATAGCACCATCATCAAATTCTTTTTCTATAAAGGACCTTTGATTTTTTATCTCATCCCTTTCCTTTTTTGATGACTTTATCGTAAAACCGAATAAACTTGCCATATATTAATATCTCTTTAATTGTGTTTTATTACGTATATTTATACAAGTTAATCTAAACTAAAAAATCCAAGAATAAATCTTGGATTCTATAGTTAGAACTGAAATTACGTAGTCGTATTTGAAGTCCAGTAATCGAGTGAGAATGTAACATCAAACAACTCAACCTGAGAATTTGATTCCCAATCAACCGGTATTTCTGCTATATTTGTAGGAAATACATTAACCATAGAGTATGATTTTATCACATCTCCAGATTTGCTGTACTGTTCTATAACGGCCTCAGCTACATACGAAGCTGGATTAGAATCTGCAGCCCCACGTTTTGATCCGCCTGCTGAGTGTCTAGCAATACCATCTGACCATCGCTCAAAAGCATCTCTAATTAGAAAGTCTTCATCGTTAATGATGCTTACCGTCCAATCTTCGAATGTTCTGTCACCTGCAAATTTAACCTGACGCCCAAAATATGGAACTATTAAAGGTTCAATAACAGATGAAGGTAATGAAGTTGCTTTACATAAGAAACTCATTTTTTCCGTAGGGAAATTTACATATCCTGGGGCTGGCAACGTAACCTTAAAAAGATTGGGACGAGCACCTCCGCCAGGCATTTGCGATCTAAACGCACTAATATCAAAAGCCATATTATTTACTCCTTTTTATTTTTAAGTTATGCGCCAACAATTTCAGAAAATTCAACGCCATTACGAACAGCAACAAAATTCAATTTAATGAAATTTATTGAACGGTTTGGCTTGACGTAAATATCTCCAACAAAACTGTTAGTGTCTATTACTTGTGGTGTGTTATTTGTGCTGTCACAAACAACCGAAAAATCAGTTACACCTCTTCTACCTTGAACCTCTCTTAGGAATGGTTCAACTGAATTTCTAAATTGGGCTCTAGTAAATTCGTCATTAAATTCAAATAATAAGAATTTAGCCGCAGTAGAAATTGCTTTTTGTAAAACAATAAACAGTCTACGAACATTAATTCTATCGAATGCTGATGGTTTACTTTGAAGAGTTTTATCTCCATAAAGTATTGTACCTTGACCAGGAAATGAAACCACAGGATTAATTCCAACCTTATAAATGAGATCTCTTTCTGCTTGTTTCGGGTTCCATGCTAAACGTATTGAATTTAAAATACCGCCACGAGTAAATCCAGCAGGAGAATACCAAGCATCTTGAGTAGCATCTGTTCGCACAACAAGACCGGCAATATCAGCATTAAGTGGAACCCATACGTTAGTATCGTTATACTTGTCGTACATTAGTTTCCAACCTGAATCCATTACTGCATACGAAGTATCTCTTGATACCAAGGTCTTAAATGCAAGTACATTAGTTATAGAATCAGCCCCAGCATTTACAACATCTGCTATTCTAGGAGATACGAATGCCATACAATCTTTACGAGCAACAGCAGTATCAATAACTTTTTGAGCTAATACTTCATCTCCAGCGCCTGCAAATATCAAAGAGACATCGACATCTTCTGGCGACAAGAAAAGGTCATACCCTGCAGTTTTAGGCACATCTGAGTTTCCAGAAACACCACCCGTAAGGTTTGTCTCAGCAGACTCGGTAAGTGAAGCAAATGCAATTCCTGAAGCAGCTGTTCCCCAATTTGTTCCGTCTGAATGATGGTCGCCAAACCATAAATATCTAGACTGACTGTTTATTACATTTTTGTAATAATTGTTAGCACCAGAAGAACTTTTAGCATCCGAAGCTTTAGACAAACCTTCAAATACTTCTAGAACTGTTCCTGCAGTTCCTGAAATTGCACCAGCAACATCTATAACTGCAACATGAATTTCATCATTGGACCCGCCACGTTCTGCTACATAGTCAGAAGTACCAGGTGTTGCTTGGAATAAAGAACTATATTTTGCAGTACCAAAATATGTTGCCGCATCATAAGCAGCAGTATTACTTGCTAGGGAATCAATAGCAACAACTCTAAGTGAATTACCTAGAACTCCTGGATACTTTGCTAACCATTCGTCTGTTAATGTTAATGTATCGTAATTGTCTCTGTTTTTTACTAGAACAGCAGTACCACTTGTGGTAGCATTAATTGCTGTACTATTTGCTGCACGTACTACAAAAAGTGCATTACCGTAGGCCAAGAAACTACTTGCAGTTAAAAAATCCACTGCTGTATCGCTTTTTGGCTCACCAAATCGAGCTTCAAGAGTTTTTTCTGAATCAACTAGTACACGTTCCTCTAAAGGTCCCCACTCAAAAGCGCCAACAAAGGCACCTGTAGTAGACGATACCGTAGGTATAACGTTCGTTAAGTCGACTTCTGAAACATTAACTCCAGGACTAACTAAAAATCCCATGTGCTTCTCCGTTTTTTTGTTTTAATTATAATAAGTTTGTTCTTTTATATATGAACATATTATCGTTTTGATTTATTTATAAAAATTAGGTTCTGTATAAATCTACCAATTATTCAAACTTAGTTCCCATTTTTTATTTGGCGTCCAGTGGTCACCGTCGGCTGAAACGAAACTTTCATCTTCTTCTACTACATCAATGAAACCAAAAAACATGGAATCTTCATTTCTACCATCAGCATCCGATGTTTCTTCCTTAAGTTCTTCTTGAATTTCCTTTCTAATATTTATATCAGTCAATTCTTTTAAATACCTTTGGTCAATCATCCATCCAAAAATAACTAGACATATAGCATAATCATCGTGCTTTCCTTCGTCAGCAGCATAAGAACCGCCGGAATGGACAAAGGTAGTTAATTCTTCTAATATATTAAAATCATTTATAATAAGTTTATCTTGTTCAATTAACATTTTTAAATTAGAACAACCTAATTTTTTTACTGGTTGTGTCATTCTAAGACCGTTTGCTGAATTTTTAGCAAAACCACCTGATATTGTTTGGCCTACTCTTCCCATATAAGCAATACTTAAAATATTATCATAGCCTAAGTCGTTTTTTATAATATCAGCAACTTGCGCCCCAATGTCATTTATTTCCACCAACATACTGGCTTTATTGTAATAAATGGCTGCATTTCTAACGAATGTAGTAAAATGAATGGGTTGAATCAGATTATTTCTATATAATGCCACAACTCTGTACGGGGTTTCTGAAATGTCAATAATTATAAACGCAGAATAGTCACCGCCAACACCACGAGAAGTGTCTACCATCATAACATACTTATTACCGAGTTTTGGTTTTTCGTAAATCGTTACATCATTTTGAACCAGTAATGGTTCTACATATCTCAGCGTGTTTAATTTAGAACCAGATATAAGTGTATTACTTGAACCAAGAAATTTTCCTTCAAATTCTTGGTTCCACGCAGTTTGTCCTATATTTCTTATTTGTTGTTTTTTCCATGTTAAATCTCGGCCAGGTACTTCATTCCAGTTTATGTCTATGTTGGCATAGTCTGATCTTTCGTCAACAGAATCCATCCAGCTTTTATAGAAATGATTCATACCGTTAGGTGTTGATACTATAATAACTTTGGATTTTTTACCTGATGAGATGGTTGGATATACAGATCTCATAAAATCTTCTGCTATGTTTGTGGGAACAAAAGCAAACTCATCTAGTATAAGGTGAGTATAAGAACTACCACGAACCGCAGATGATGTGGTGGAAGATGCAATAACTTTAGAGCCATTTTCTA